ACCCCAATCGCAGAAGAGATGTGGGACATGAAATACCGGTTCAAGGAGTACGATGGTACACCTATTGACCTGACAGTGCACGACACATGGGAGCGTGTGGCTGGCCACCTAGCATCCTGTGAGGATGACAAGGATACCTGGAGTAAAGCTTTCTATGCAGCACTAGAGTCCTTTAAGTTTATTCCTGCTGGTCGTATCAACGCTGGTGCTGGCACAGGTGGTCGTAATGTAACCCTGTTCAACTGCTTCGTAATGGGTACCATTGAGGACAGCCTCGTAGGTATCTACGATGGCCTTAAGGAAGCTGTGCTTACAATGCAACAGGGTGGTGGTATCGGTTATGACTTCTCTACCTTGCGTCCTATGGGTGCTGAGGTTAAGGGTGTGGCCTCTGATAGCTCAGGTCCATTGTCCTTCATGGATGTATGGGATGCATCGTGTCGTACCATTATGTCAGCAGGTACTCGTCGTGGTGCTATGATGGCTACCATGCGGTGTGACCACCCTGACATCGAGAAGTTCATTGAAGCTAAGCGTGACCCACTACGGTTACGTATGTTCAACGTATCGGTACTGGTAACTGATGACTTCATGAAAGCTGTGAAGAACAACGAGAAGTTTGACTTGAAGTTCGACGGTAAAGTCTACAAGACAATCAACGCTAAGTCTTTGTGGGACAAGATCATGTCGTCTACGTACCACTACGCTGAGCCTGGGGTTATCTTCATTGACCGTATCAACGAGATGAACAACCTGAACTACTGTGAGACTATCGCAGCTACTAACCCATGTGGTGAGCAACCACTGCCACCCTATGGTGCATGTCTTCTTGGCTCTATCAACCTGGTCGCTATGCTAAACGATGACTACACTATCAACTATCGTAGCCTAGAGTCTACTGTCCGTGTAGCTGTACGTATGATGGACAACGTAGTTGATGTCTCTAAGTTCCCTCTACCGGAGCAGGAGAAGGAAGCTAAGGACAAGCGACGTATTGGCCTAGGGGTTACTGGTCTAGCTGATGCACTGGCCCTTGGTGGTGTTGTCTATGGCTCTGACGAGGCAGTCAAGTGGACAGACAAGGTGATGAAGTTCATTGCTGTATCTGCCTACCAAGCGTCTATTGATCTGGCTAAGGAGAAGGGTCCCTTCCCGTTGTTTGATGCTGATAAGTACTTGGCTACAGGTAACATGAAGCAGATGCCTAAGCACATCCGTGATCAGGTCAAGGAGTTTGGTATTCGCAATGCTCTGCTTACATCCATTGCACCTACAGGAACTATCTCCCTGTATGCTGGTAACGTATCCTCGGGTATTGAACCTATCTTTGCACTCAGCTATGAGCGTAAGGTTATGCAGAAGGATGGCTCTAAGATCACACAGGTTGTAGAGGACTACGGTGTTACCAAGTGGAAGCGAGACAACACAGGTGTTAAACTACCTGCCAGCTTCGTTACAGCACAGACACTGGAGCCTAACGCTCACGTCCGTATGCAAGCTGCAGCACAACGGTGGATTGATAGCTCTATCTCTAAGACTATCAACGTACCAGAGGACATCAACTTTGATGACTTCAAGCAGGTCTACATGGATGCCTATGATACGGGCTGTAAGGGTTGTACTACGTACCGTCCTAACGATGTCACTGGGTCTGTGCTTACAGCTACAGAAGAGGGGCAGATCGAGGAAGGTGGAGCCTGTGAGATTAAGTTCGATGAGAACTCAGGTCAGTTGATTCGCTCTTGTGAGTGACTTGACATAACACCCTGAGTACTTTACTATTACAAGTATACCCTGAGTAAGGGTCTGGCCAGGGGTGTAGGTCAGCATGAGAAGACTTAGCGGTTTGATCTAGACTTACACTTAACTACTCTGTGGAGGTTTCCCGCTGCCACATAAAACAATACGGCGGGGCCAACATTTCAAAGGAACCTCAATGGCACAGCAACGCGCTAAACCAAAGACAATAAGAGCCGTTACTAAGTTCGACTCTGCAAAGAAGTCCATCAGTATTCTACCTAAGACAGATAAACAAGAGGAGTACATCAAGGCAATACTTGGTAAGGACACACAGATTGTTTGCTTTGGTCCCTCTGGCACAGGTAAGACTTATGTGGTCTCTAGTCTAGCGGCCTCGCTGTACAACGAAAAGAAAATCAAGAAGATCATTATCACTCGACCGCATGTTGAAGTAGGTGGTGAGAAGATAGGTTTCTTAAAAGGAGACTTCCGAGATAAGACAGAACCTTGGGCACTACCAGTGCTTGATGTACTAGAAGAACACCTAGGTAAAGGTGTAGTAGATACAGGTATCAAGAACGGTAACATTGAGATCGCCCCTGTAGGTATGATGCGTGGCCGCTCCTTCAAAGAAACCTTTATTATCTGCGATGAGGCCCAAAACTTAACCTTGTCACAACTCAAGATGTTGTTAACTCGCGTTGGAGAAGACTCTAAGATCATTGTCAGTGGCGACATTATGCAGTCAGACCTCAAGGTTACAGACGGGTTGACAACTATACTTGGGATGGTCAAGAAGTATGGCCTACCTGTACCCTTGATTGAGTTCGGTGTCGAAGATATTGTTAGAAGCGCCTTTACTAGAATGTGGGTAGAGGTGTTCATTAAGGAGAAGGTGTGAGGTATATCATAGAGACAGGTGTGCTTGATAATGTAGAAGTTGGTATAGATGCAATACGGACACTAGCTAAACAACCAGAGCTAGACCAGATGGCGGTAAGGTTTAACAAAGGTGGTGACTGGTTTGTCAAGGAGACAAAGACAGGTTACTCAGCAAAACAAGTGGAGTTTATACATGACGAAAGCAATGGAGAGTCTAGCTAAAGGAATAGGCATGGAGTACAACGCAGTGAGCAAACCAGCGCACTACAACCACAGTGACGGTATCGAGTGTATTGAGTATATCAAACAGGTACTAGGTAAGGAAGGCTTCGTGGCATACTGTCGGGGCAATCTCATCAAGTACAACCACCGAGCTATGTACAAAGGTAATCCCACCGAAGACCTAGCTAAAGCCCAACAGTACTTGGAGTGGGCTAATGAAACACTGAAGGAGATTCACAAATGATCACACTGATGGTTCTAAACTGCCTAGCTTCAGACCCAACTCAATGTCGCGTTAGTGTTAATACTGACCTTTTTTATATAGACACGCCATACTGTGAAGCCGCATTGCCTAATTACGTTCAATGGCTCTCTGTAAATAGACCAGAGATGGTTATGGTAGCCTATCTTTGTCATGAATGGGGTGTTCCTTCTTGACAACAACCCTAGATTGCTTTACTATTGTAGTACCAGTAACAAAAGGAAATAAGTATGGATAAAGTAAGCCTCAAGTACCAAGTGTTTAACCACCTCTGTTTGTCTAACCTGGAGTTCTCCTCACCACAAGAGTTCATGGAGTTGTTCCAACAGGCCACAGATTATATTGGTGAGGGTGCTACCTTCGATGAAGACACACGGCAGACCAACCTTAACCTAGTGAACTAATGTCGAGGAAGAAGCAGAAGCTAACACCCAAGGTAGAACCAGTAGACATTAAGCCACCCGTTGAACCACCCAAGAGGGCACCATCTAAGGGTAGGCCACGGTCTGCAATAACACTGAGGGACCACTACCTAGCCGCTATACTCTCAGGTCTCCTAAGTAAACCCTATCGGGAAGGTGACCAAGAGAGCATAAAAAAAGAGGCCAACCTTTGGGCTGACCTCATGTTAAAAGAAGATTGATACAAGGGGGCTGCTTTAGGGTGGCCCCCTTTATTTATTTAAAAGGATTCTCAATGTTAGCCTTCTGTGTATTTCTACGGTTACTCTGGGACTCTTTAATAAACCACAGGATAAGCTCAAGCTGTGGTGCGTCAAGGTCGTCTAAGTCTGCCTCTGAGACATCGAACTGCTCCAGTACTTCTCTGTAGATTCTACTTGAACCAGTCTTCTGACCATTGATCTCATAGATAAGGCCCACCTTATTAGTATCAGAAGCAGAGCTTGTATTCAGCATGAGTTCTTTTACAGATTCTCTGGTGTAGTTCAGTAGTCCCTTCAAGTGTTCTTGCTTCTGAGGTAACGAGAGGCTATCCCATTTACCACTGTCTGTCATCTCATTAGCCTTAGCCTCTAGGAATGGGAAGACATACTCATTAA